CCCCCCGACTATGGTCCGCGCCGCTTCCACCGGTCCCCGCCGGATCGTGAGCGGGCCGGTAGCTCAGTGGTAGAGCATTCGACTTTTAATCGAATGGTCCTGGGTTCGAATCCCAGCCGGCCTACCACCCCCCTAAAAAACGCTAGGTAAAACAGCGCTTTGGTGAGGGTTTGACAGTGAGGTTTGACACTAGGTGTTCACTTCCTGTCCAATTTCGCGATGGCGGAGCCCGCGAGTTTGGCCCGTTCTGCCGTTCGCGTGTATCGCTCCACTTCCTTCAGCGTAGTCCAGCCGCCCACTGACTGAAGTTCGTGCGGCGTGCAGCCAGCTTCGGCGAGGCGACGCGATCCGGCCTTGCGGAGGCCGTGCGGTGACGAGTTGGCCGGAAGGCCGGCGGCCCTGGCGCACTCGCCGAAGTATTGCGTGAAGCCCGCCCCGGTGAACGGCTTCCCATAGGCCGTGACGAGGAAGGTCATGTTTGTGTTCGGCAGACGGTCCAGCTCCGCCGCGAGCTGGGGATGCACGGGAATGACCAGATCGACGGGTTCGGCCCCGGCCTTCCGGCTTCCCTTGGTCTGGGTGAACCGGATCGCGTCAACGTCGCGCGGGGCTCCGGTCAAGGGGTCTTTCAATTGGACCTTGCGGCGGTGCTGGCGCCCGAGAAGGACGACGTCGCTCCGGCGAACAAGGGTGTAGAGCAACAGGTAGAGCGCGAGCCGTTCACGCGAACCCGAGGGCCAATAGGCCTCAAACCGTTCTATGTCGTCTTCGGTCCAGGGCCGAAAGCCCTTACCCGGCTTGGGAAGCTTGACGTTCTTGAAGGGGTTCGCCGCGACTAGACCGCGCTCGATGCCGAAATCCCAGACGGTGCGGAGCCGCTTGATCGTGTTGCGCGCCGCTCCAGGCTTGTCCGCCATGGCGTCGAGAACCTTATGGACGTGGCTCGTTTGGACGCCTCTCGCGGGCAGATCGCCGTATTTGACGCCGCTATTCCCGACGCGCTCACGAAAGGCGTCGAGAACGCTGCGATAGACCCGATGGGTCATAGGATCTAGTTCCGCCCAGGCGGCCGACTGGTAGTAGGCGAGGATCAGAGCGCCGATCGAGCCCGCCTTGACCTTGGCCTCTCGCGCCGCGCGATCATCTGACCCTATGGCCGTTGCATAGGCTTCCATGAAGGCCTCCGAGCCGGGGAGGCCAGGGAGCGCAACGCGCCGAAAGCCCGGCCTCCGGAAGTAGTAGCGTGGGCGGCCGTGGCGATCGAGGAAGCGCTGGACGTATTTCAGCTCTATCTGGGTCATCAAAACGCGTTGTCGCAGGCCTCTATGTCGGCCGCCAAATCAGGATCGTCCAGGGTGTCCGCCGTCAAGGTCTCGACCTGGGCGGCGTCGGCTTCTTCGATATGGATGACGCCGCCCTCAATCCAGATATGCGGACGGATGCCGGCGGCCTTCGCCGCACGGATCGCCCGCGTCACGTCGGTTTGCCGGAACCTACTTGGAGCGGAGCCCATCGCGCTCTTCTCCATTGCCGCCCAGGGCGCGCCGGCAGACCGCAAGGATGCGGTCGATCCGGGCATTGTGGGCGGCGCGGTTCGGTTGCGGGTGCTCGTCGGGCCGGAGAGTAAATTTCTCGCGCTCCAGCCATGCAACATCATCTTGCGACACGATGCCGAGCGCTGTCGGGTTGGCGTTGATGGCCTTGGCCAAACACCTGAGGCCTAGGTAGATCCACATCCCTGCGGCTAGGACGCAGATTGCCATCAATTCTCCCCCTCTATGATCGCCGCGTCCGCCGTAGCCTGAAGACGCCAGTAGGCGACGCGGCCGGCTTCGGTCGCGCGCCAATAGGTGTCATTCACGGCGCTGTAATGAGGATCACGCGCGAGGAGGCCCTTGCGCTCCAGGCGGAGCGCGACGCTCCGAACGGCCTTGGTCGGGACGCCTAGCCTTTTGGCCACGCGCCAAGTCCGTTCACCGTCCGCCGCGTAGATCCTGATCAGAACGGCGGCCTCGTGCTGGTCTAGAGCGGGCCGGGTCAAAGCCGATACTCCAGAACATAGCGCTTGGCCTGTTCCTTGGTCATGTCATCCCCGCTGTAGTCGTTGCGGATGGTGTCGCAGTTGACAGCGTCGATCAGAGCGCAAAGCGCCTTCTTCTGGTCTTGGGTGTCGGCCTGAAGCATCGCGCTTTGTTGCCTTGGCCCGGCTTCGAAAAGGGAGGTCAAAGCGGCCTTCGCCGGTTCTGACTTCAGGTCCCAGGCCTTGAGCGTTCCCCACTTGAGGGCGAGATAGTCGGTGCTCATGCTCCCTCTCCCTCGGCCTTCCGCTCACGCGCGGCGGCGTTGTGAGCCTCGATCGCGGCCATAACTTCGCTCGTCATGACCTCCTTCAGCACGGCGGGCGGAGACCAGCCGTCGCCGATCTCGCGAGGGATGGACACGAAGTAGCGCAGGTTTGGCAGCGCGACCCGGATAGCGGTCGGGAAGTGGATGCTGCGGCCGTCCGTTGGGTACGAAGCTAGGTGCGCGCCTAGATCGGAAATCAGGAAATCGTCATGAGGCGCGGCCTCATAGGCGGCGAACTCCTTCGCGATCGCCTTCCCGGCCACCGTGCGCCTGTCCGGCTTCCAGGCCCAAAGCCCCTGGGGCTCCTTCTGGACGCGGGTGAACCCCTCCGGAGAAACGCCGTCCTCGAAAATCAGGTGAATAATCCCTCGCCCGAGCGACGGTCTGAAGCCTTTCGCGCCGTGACGCTGGGCGATCTCGCCGCCGGCGCGGCGGCGCTCGTCGCACTTGGCGTAGTGGGCGGCGGCGATCTCCAGACCGTCGCCGACGATCTCGTAATAGGTCCGGGTAACGCTGGTCATGACTTGCCTTTCTTGGGCTGGGGGGACGTCTTGGCCTTCGGCGTCGGAGCCGTTGGCGAGGGACCGAACGGCGCGCGGTGGCGGGCCATGCGGAGGAACTGGAGCTGGGCGGCGCGGGCGGTCACGAGCGCTTCTCCGGCCGGCGGTGAACCACGGTCGCGGTGAGGTAGGGCTTGCGCTCCAAGACCTGTTCGGAGGGCGACCAGCTCCGCCGGCCGTCGCGATCGCGGCGGTCTTCATGGCGGAAGGTGCTGACTAGACGGCACATGAGCGTCCAGATGCGGAGCGCCTTGGCCCGGCCGCGATCGAAGCGGCAGACCATCATGAGGTCGTACAGCTCCGCGCCGCGCGTGAGACGGCGGTTGTTCCAAGCCTTGCGGCATGGGGTACCGCAGAACTCAGCGTTGGCGGCCGGCGACGAGCTGGGCTTGCCGCACTCCAGACAGTCGAAGAGCTTCAACGGGGAGGGCGCTTTTTCGGGGGCGTCTAGACGGGCCATGGTCAGGCGACCTCCGCCGTTGCCGGCGACGCCACGTAGGCGGCCGGGAAGACGCCAAGGTTCCCGACGTGGGGAAGGAACGGGAGCGGGCGGGCGTTGGCGAAGACCCAGCCAAAGGGACCTTCAAACCAGGGCGACGGATGGTCTTCGACAATGTCGATCAGATCAGCGACGCCGACGATCCCGCCGGCCGCCAGCTCCAGGCCGTGACCATAGGGTGCGATCTCCGGCGCGTGGCGCATCGTTCGCGGGTGATAGCCGCACCGGACGGCCATGGCCGCGCACGCATCCACCTTGCGGCTGGCGTGGATCAACAGCGGGCCACGGTAATCGGTGCGCCAGGGCCGGTTGTCGATCTCCTTGAGCCCGGCGGCGACGAGGCCCGCGAACGGCTGCTGTATGGAGATCGCGACGTTCGGGAGGATCATCGGGCCGCCCCCTTGGCCTGGGCGACGGCTTCGGCGACGACGGCGGCCGGGACGGAGGCTAGGAACCGGCCGCCGCGTTCGGTGATCTCGACCACGATGGCCTTATCAGGCCCTTCGGCCGGGTCATAGCCGATCCAAATGGGATAGCGGTCGGGAAGCGGCGGGAGGCGCAACGGCGCGCCCATGCCGGCGGACAAGGCGAACGTCGAGACGTCGGGCATGGTCAGCCCTCCTTGGAGTAGATGAGTTTCAGGGGAACCGTGGCGTCCAGCGCGGCGCGGAGCCGGTCGAACACGTCGGGGGTGATGGGGAGCAACAGCCACGCGACGAGGTCGCCGAAGGTGTCGGCGTCGGTGACTTTGCGGATGGCGATGGCCGCGCCGCTGGGCTCGGCTTCGCGCTCGATCCACGCGGATCGCAGCTTGATCGGGTCGGAACCGCGAAGGGTGTGGATGCGGCGCGCGGCGGCGCGGAGGCTGTCAAAGCCTTGGACCTGTTGGTCCTCGGTCATGAGATAGTAGGCGCTCACGGACGCGCCCCCGGCTTCTGACCAGGCCGGGAGAAGACCCAGCACTTGACCGTTTTGTCTTCGATCGAGGATCGCACCGCCCGGTAATCCACGAACTTCCGGCTCTTGCTCGTCGGAAGGACCTTCTTGAGGTCGTTCATGGGCGGCGCTTCGAGGCGGCGCGCGGCGAGCTTGGACAGGAAGTGAGGGAGGGAAACGGCGATCAGCTCGGTCTTGGCGGCATGATCGACGCCGCCGCCTTCGGCCTCGTCTTCCAGGTAGTCGAACAGCTCCCAGAAGGATTGAACCAAGGGGTGATCGGCGTTGATCGCCCGTTGGCGTTCGGCCGCCATTTCGTGGATGAGGTCGACCGTCGCCTCAACGCGCTCCGGCGCGAGGGGAATGACGTGCTCCAGGGCGTTGACCAGAGCGCAGAGCTGGGCGTGGTTCTTGGCGAGGCGTTGGCTCTTGACGTCGGGCGAGCGCTGGATTTCCGCCTCGTGGTAGGCGTAGCGCTCGCGGAAGGTCGCCAGAACCTTCGCCTCGGCTTTGACCGCCTCGATCAGGAAGCCCGACACGTTTTCGACCGGCGTCCGCTCCAAGGTCTGGGCGGCTTCCTTGGTCTCGCGGGTGTGGCCCTTGACCGTGAAGTGAAGGTGACAAATCCGCTGAAGGACGGCGTCGGAGGCGTCGACCGGGAAGTTTTGGGTGATGACGATCGCGCCCCGAAAGGGCGGTTCGCGGGTCTCGTTGCCGCCGTTCTTGACGCCGGTCGATCGGACGGATCGCCCGTTGTAGGCGGTCTTCAGCTCATCCCAATCGAACTTTTTGGCGTGCGCGGTGTCGTCGCCCCGGTCGCTCTCGATCAGGACAACGGGCATGTTCGCCACCTGGGCGAAGTTGCGGGCGCGCGCGGCCGCGGTGCTTTTCGAGGGATCGAACCCTTCGTAGTCGGGCCGCCCCATGAGCTTCCAAAGGAACTCGACCAGGGTGGATTTACCGGCGCCCGGATCGCCGACGATTTCGAGGAAGGGGAAGCTCTTTTCGGCTTCGCGGATTTGTTCGGCGAAGAGGCTTCCAAACCAGAAGGCCAGGGCCACGAAGCCCTTCGCGCCGTAGCATTTCCAGATGAGGTCAGCCCACGCGGTGTCCAGGCCTTCAGGCCCGGCCGGGGTGATGTCGAGCGAGACGCTTCGGCCGATGCTCTTGAGCGAGAGCTTCCCGAGGTCGAAAAAATCCTCGTCGTTCTGGGTATGAACCACGCCGTCCTTCACGGCGTAGTCGCCCAGGACGTAGGCGCGATGCTCCTTGCTGTAGCCAATGAAGTCGATCGTCTCGACCGTCTTGATCTTGGCGAGCTGCACCTTCATCAGGCGATCGAGCTGGCCCGTCGATCCGGTCCAGACCGCGCCGGGCGCGATCGAGAGAAGGCGCTTCTTGAACTCCGCCCCGCCCGCGAGCGTGCCGCCCGTGAAGGTGTTCTTGATCGAGGCCCCGTCATGCGGGAAGTCGATGCGGAAGTAATACCAACTCTCGTCGGTGACCGGATTGGCTTGGTAGTAGAGGGCGGTCGGGACGCAATTGGCGATTTCGACCACGTCGGCGGCGTCGCGGATCGCCTGTTCCTGGGCCTCGTCCGGGTCCATGCCCGACTTGATCAACTCGGAACGCTTGTTGCTGATCAGCGAGCCGTCGAACTTGGCCCACCACATGCGCCCCTCGAAGTCGAAGGGGAAGGTCGCCCAGCCGTGGCGGTCATAGAGAAGAAGGGCCTTCTCGACCTGGGTTCCGGCTAGAAGGACGTCGCCGTGCCACAGATAGTCCGCGATCGCCTTTTCCCCCAGGCGATCGCGAAGGTGCAGATCGTTCCAATCGACCTTGCGCGCGCCGTCCTGGGGGATTTGCGCGGCGGCGCACGTCCAGCCGGCGGCGCGGGCGTCCTTGACCCAGCGCTTGAGGTAGGAGGTCCCGGCCTTGTCGCTATCGAGCGCCCAGATCAGGCGCGGGCGCTTGGGAAGGTCCGCCGTGGCGCGCTGGAGCGTCGCCAGGGCCTCGCGCGGGTAGTTATTGCACGAGAGCAGGGCGACGGCCTTGAGGCCGTGCTGGCGTAGCGAGAGCGCGTCGAAGATGCCTTCAACGAGCCAAATGTCATCGGCCTGGGCGAGATCATCGGCGGGCGTCCACCAATGGCCGGCGTAGCTCTTGCCGTAGGCGAACCGGGCCTTCTTCTTGCCGAAGCGGCTGGGTTGGTCGATCAGCCGTTCCCACCAGCCGCCGCCGGGGAGCGGGAACCGGACGGTCGCCGTTCCCTGCTTAATCTCCGGGTCGAAATAGTTCTCTTGGGTGTAGAGCCCGCGAAGGCCAATCAGGGTGAAGCCGCGCGCGTGGTGAAGGTAGGCGTCCGCCGCCGCGTTGGGGTCCTTCTCGGTGGACTTGTAGCGGTCGGACCACTTGTCGAAGAGGTCGGAATAGAGGTCTTTGACGTGCCGCTCATAGCCGCACTTCGACATGCGACCGCACCGGACAACCCAGGGCTTGTCCTTGCGGGTCCAAAGCTCCTTTTTCGAGCACTGGGGGCACTTGCCCTCGCGAAGGTAGTCGCCACGGTCCTTGAACGCGAAATCGCCGTCTAGTCGCTTCAGGACGTCGTGGAGAAGGTCGGAACGCATGGAAGGCTTTCGGCAAGGCGGCGGCGTGTCCCGCGCCTGGGGAGGCGCGGGCGGAGTGAGGTCGGGTCTTGGGGAGAAGGTCGGAGGCGGCGGGCTAGGCCCGCCCGATCAATCCGGCGGGGGGCGTCCGCTCGGGATGCACGCCAGCGCCAGCGCCAGAAGCGCCAGCACGAGGGCGGGATAGGCCAAGGCGGTCAGGGTTCCGCTCATCCGAAGAACCCGTTGAGCTGGAGCCAATAGAAGCCGAACAGCACGAAGCCCGCGCCGTAGAACATCAAGGGCCACGCCAGGAGGCGGAGAAGGCGAACGGGTCGCAACGTGGGGAGCTTCATTGTCCGCCCTCGATCCAAGCAAGAAGGGGAGCGCCCTCCGGCGGCTTGATGGCCGCAACGGCGCTCGATGTGGCGTCGCCCGCGAGATCGGCCGCCTTCTTCAGGGGCTCCACCAGGGTCCGCAGGAACGAAACCGACGCCACGAACTCATGCTGACAGGCCTCGTTGCGGCAGACGAAATAGGCCTCGCGATAGTCGCGGGAGATTTCGCGGGACGTCCTGACCCGCGCCAGCGACCCGCAGACGCGACAGCGCGAGGCCAATTGCGTGAACGGCGATTTGCTCACTTTCGCGCCCCCAGCTTGTGCATGGCCTTGGTGAGCGCGCCCAGCGCTTCCTCACCTTCCTTCAGCGCCACCTCGCGGTCGCGCTGGCTGGCGCCAGGACGCGAGGCCATGGCCAGGGCGGCGGTGAACTCCCCGCCCTCCTTGGCGACTTCGGCGGTCGCGGCGGCCAGTTCTTCGGCGTCGGCGGCCTTGGCGGCCTCGCGATCCAGCTTCAGGGCATAGACCGCCGCAATCGGAGCCTCACCGCCGCCGGCCGCGATGTAAGCGGCGTCTAGACGGAAGGCGTCTTCGATCGAGGGGACCGCGCCGGTGTCGGGATCGGACCAGTTGCGAACGGTGCGTTCGGCCTTGCCGACCGCGCTGGCGCAGCCGTCGAAGCCAATACGCCCGGCGATCCGGGTGACCGCGTCGTAAAAGCTGACAGGGGGGCGGAGCTTGGTCATGCGCCCTCGCGTTGCAAAATCGCCCGCCGACCGCACACGACGAGCTGACAGGCGCGCGCTACCAAGACGAGACCCGAGGATGGGCCTCGATCAGCGCGAGCGACCGAAAATGAGTTGGAAGCGCCCCCCAGCGTCATCGGCCTATGCCTCCCCGTCCTTGATGCCCAGGGCGACGGCGATGCGGTGGCTTTGGCCGCGTAGGCAGGTGCGGCGGCCGGAAAGAATGGCATGGACAAGCTTGATGTCGAAGCCACGCTCTCTAGCCCAGTCCGATACGGAAACACCGCTACGGTCAAAGCCCCGTCGAGCCGCTGTGATCCGGGCGCGATCGATCCCGAACCTCAGGCTCTTGACCGTGATCGGTTCTGCTGGATGAGCCGTGACGGGCGGTGTTTGCATGTGCATTGTGCCGTTTGTCGAAAACAGGCGAAAGATTGATGCAAACGCGTATGTCGTCAAGCGGAATGTACGCAAATGCGTGAAATCGGCGATCGGTTGCGCGCTGAGCGGAAGCGGCTCGGCCTTGGTCAGGCTGAGTTAGGCCAATTGGGCGATGTGAAAATTCAGGCTCAAGGCCTCTACGAAAGCGGTGAGCGCTATCCGCGAGCAGACTATTTAGCCCTGATCGCTCAAGCTGGAGTTGATGTTCAGTATGTAATCACCGGTGTGGCGAGCGCCTCAACTTATTCGGAGCGCAACGCTCATTCGCATGACGAGCAACGACTGTTGCTCGCCTTCCGAAAACTAGACGAGGCCGGCAGAGCTTCGTTTCTCATGGTGATTTCTATGGCCGCGCGTGGGGCTGCGAACGAAGCAGGGTGACTTACACAAACGCGTATGTCTGGCGTGCCAACGCGTCGTTCCTCTCGACATTTGTCGCCGGAAGCAGTTTTCTACAAAGAACGCCATATGAGAGCGCCTTACCCATCGCTCGATTGTGGGTAGATCCCGGAGCTCCCCGGTATGCTAAACCTGTTTGTGGCGATGCCCCTTGACTTCCAAGTTGGGGAAAGGCTCTCTAGCTCCCGAGCTGGAGCTTCGCGGTACGACCGCTCCCCGGCCTTTCTCCCTCATAATCGAACCGCCTACAGCCCCGTACAAAGGGGGTCGGTACTAACGACCCCCTTTGCAACTCGCTGCTTTCACCACGGTTTTCGAGGCCGCGCATGACGATCGAACGTCAATTGCCTGCTAGGCTTGATTTCTCAGGGTTCCAGCTTCAAACGATTTGGCGCGACGGCGAGCCTTGGTTCCTCGCGAGGGGAGTTGTATACTTGCCAAAGCAACCCGAACCGACCGATGATTCGAGCGCGTTCCAGGCGTGTGAGATTGAAGTAACCCCGGCCATGATCGAGGCCGGGGTTAGCCGGCTGCTTGAGTTGGACGC